TGGGAAAAGTTTACAGTGCCAGAAGGCGTTCGTTTCCTGCTTGCTACCATAGATGTGCAGGCTGGTCGCAAAAAGGGACGCAAGAGAAGGTTTGTTGTTCAGGTACATGGATGGGGAAAAGATCTGCAGAGTTGGCTTATAGATCGTTACAACATAAAAATGTCAGATCGTGAAGATAATGACGGGAGACTGCAGGAGGTTAACCCTGCACAGTATTTGGAAGACTGGAATCTTATCAAGACAAGCGTTTTAGAGAAAACCTATAAGCTTGCAGATGGATCAGGCGAAATGCCAATTAAGATGGTCGGATGTGATATGGCCGGGGAAGCTGGCGTTAGTAATAACGCATATGCTTTTTGGCGAAATCTTAGAAAAGAAGGTCTTTCCAGTAAATTTAAACTATTGAAAGGATCTTCAACTAAGCTTGATACATTAGTAAGAGAGTCCAGGCCTGACAATACCAGCAACAAGAGCCGTAGAGCAAAAGTTTATGGTGATGTGCCGTTATATTTGATTAATACAAATCAATTAAAAGATACCGTAGATAACAATATATGGCGTGACACAGTAGGCCCCTCTTATGTTCATTTTCCTGTTTGGATTGGCGGTTGGTTTTTTGATGAATTAACTTACGAAATTCGCCAGCCTGATGGCAAATGGATATCTCCAGGGAGCGGACCTAATGAAGCTTTTGATTTGTTTGTTTATCAGATGGCATTGTTGCATTTGCTTAAAGCTCAAAAAATCAATTGGGATAGACCGCCAGCATGGGCGTTGCCGCAAAAAGATAATCCTGACATTATTCGCGAAGGTCAAGTTGACAAGAAAGCCAATTCGCCGATGAAAAGCAGAGTTAGATACAGGTTTTAATTATGGCATTCACTCAGGATGATTTAGACGCAATAGATCAGGCTCTTATATCCGGGGAGCTTGAAGTAAGTTATCAGGACAGGAAAGTAAGGTATCGCTCAGTAAGAGAGCTGAAAGAGATGCGATTGCTTATCAGTAAGTCTATGAACAATAAGCCAAGGCCAGGATTATACCGGGTTGAGTTGGATAGGGGCCTATGAATAAGCCAAGAGTAAGAGTATATCCGAAAATGGCTTATCAGTCTGGCTATGATGGCGCAACAATGGGCAGACGATCTGCTAACTGGTATGCGCCTGCTTCAGGGCCTAACAGTGTACTTTTAGGCAACCTGTCAACGTTAAGAAATCGGTCAAGGGCAGCATACAGAAATAACCCGTGGCTTAATCTTGGCCTGGAACGAGGCGTTTCTAACGAAGTTGGTACTGGTATCGTGCCAAGGTTTCGCTCAAAAGATGAAGAATTTAAAGAGAAATTCAGGGTACTTTTTAATCATTTCTCAGAATCTTGCGATCCTTCTGGAAATATAAATTTCTACGGTATCCAGGCGCAAGCTTGCAGAGCCAGAAGAGTGTCGGCGGAGTGTTTTATAAGACGCAGACGCAGAAGTGCCAGCAGCAATTTACCATTGCCACTTCAGATACAGGTTTTAGAATCTGAATATGTTCCGGTAGACCTTAATGAAACCCGGCAGAACGGCAATATTATTTATGGCGGGATAGAGTTTAACCGGCGCGGTCAAAGAGTTGCTTACTGGATGTATCCAGAGCACCCAGAAGATCAGGCTTTTAACGTTTTTAGTGGGCGATACATAAGAGTTCCTGCAAGGGATGTTATTCACCACTACAATCCAATAAGGCCAGGGCAGATCAGAGGTGAACCAGATGCAGTGCAGTCACTTCTAAAGGCCCATACTTTCGACTCTTATGATGATGCGGAGCTGGTTAGAAAACAAACAAGAGCACCTTTCACTGGGTTTCTTACAAGAGAATCCTTTGATGAAAGCGATTGGCTTTATGATCCTTTCTCAGGTCTGCCAAGAAAAGATGGTGATGTTCCTGCTTTGGACGCTCAGCCAGGCTCTATTCTTACAGGATTACCAGGAGAAAAACTTACATTGTTCAATGGTGATGACACTGGTGCTGGATATGCTGACTTTATGCGACAGCAGCTACTTGGACAGGCAGCAGGTCTTGGAGTGCCATACGAGCTAATAACCGGCGACTGGTCTAAAGTTAATGACCGTCTTTACCGGGCGATGATTAATGAGTTCAGGCGCAACATTGAAATGCTTCAGGATCATCTAATGATTTTCCAGTTATGCAGGACAGTTAAAGATTGGGCCATTGAAACTGCTGTTTTGTCAGGGAAAATTAATGCGCCAGGGTATGCGGATAATTACCGTGATTACCATAAGACTGACTGGCAACCGCAAGCATGGAGGCATATTCATCCAGAACAAGATGTTAACGCTGTTACAAAGGCCATAGAAGCAAATCTGACAAGCCGGGATGCAGAAATAGCTAAACTGAATGGCTATGATGCGGAAGAGGTTGATGAGCAAATTGTGGAAGGCCAGCACAGAATTGACCGGCTTAAAACTGAAAAAGGTTTAGATATCAATATGGATGGAAACATTCAAAACATGGCTGTACAGCTAGTGACAGCTTTATCAAATCAAATTCGCGAAGAGGTATAAATATGCCGTGGCTTAATGCAAAACTCAAAGAAGACGTAGAACAGCCAACGGCTGAGGTCTGGATACATGGTGAGATAGGTACCGGCTGGTTCACTGATGACGGAGTAAGTTCTAAAGAGTTTGTCAAAACGATAAAAGACCTTGGTGATGTCGAAGTAATAGATCTTAAAATCAGCTCACCTGGCGGTAATGTTAATGATGGTTTGGCTATTTATAACTATCTCAGAGCTCACAAGGCAACCGTTAATGTCACAGTGATGTCGGAGGCAGCAAGTATTGCCAGCGTGATTGCTATGGCTGGTGACACTGTTCAAATGGGTGTTGGCGCAATCATGATGATTCACAACCCTATGACTGTTGCATGGGGAAATGCTGAGGTCTTCAGAAAGACTGCAGATGACCTGGATAAAATTACCACAGCGCTTATTGAGCCTTATGAATTAAAAACAGGGATGGACGCAGTTGATATAGCTGCATTGATGGATGCTGAAACCTATATGACAGGTGCTGAGGCAGTTGAGAAAGGCTTTGCAGACTCTGTTGATGAAGCGCTTAAGGCTGTAGCTTCTTCTGATGTTATAAAAGAAAATATTCAGCTTGCCGTTTTCAATGCCTCTTTAAATGCCAGAATGGAAGCAAGCGAAAGCGCAAAAGACAGAGAAATAGCAGCGCTTAAAGAACAAATTGCGGATAAAGATGCACAGATCAATTTGCTTAAGCCTTCACCTGTAAGCGCGGAAGAAATTGTTGACGCTTTATCTCAATTCGGTCTTGAATTTATGTCCTCTCGGATGATTAAAAACAAGGTCACTTCAGAAGAATTGCTTTTCAGAATTGATCAGATGAATGCTATTAAAGATTCATGTGCTGTGGCTGGCATTGAATATGAGGATATTATCAGAGATTTTGATAATCCTGCAGCAATGGTCGCCGCTGCAATGCATGAAGTTTTGGCAGAAAACGAGCCTGACATTAATTCAAATCATCTTCCTGGTGGAGGAAATACTATAGCCAAGGCCCCTGATGCTGCGGCTGTTTACAATCAACTTAACAATCAAGGGTCTTAATCATGATAAATGAAACAACTCACAGTGCAGAGTTTTTAGTATCCGAAGGTGCTGGAAAAATTTCCAGAGAGCAAGTAACTATCCTTTCAGGTGAGGATCTTGCCGCTGGTACAGTGCTAGGAAAAATCACAGCTTCTGGCAAATACAAAGCTTATAACAATGGCGCAGGAGATGGTTCACAAACTGCTGCAGGTGTTCTTTATTCTGCTTGTGATGCAACAGGTGGAGATAAAGAAGCTGTTGCGATTGTCAGGCTTGCTGAGGTTTCCAGCGAATTGCTGACTGGCAGTGATGCTAATGCTGTTACTGATCTTGCCTCAGCAATGGTCATTGTCAGATAAGTAGGTGCAAAAAATTAAACTGAATGTTACCCGCATTGCGGGGACAAAATACCGCAATTAGAAGGTAAACAATCATGCCAATGTTAGATATTTTTCAAAATGATGCTTTTTCTGTTACCAGTCTTACTGCTGCAATGCAGGACCAGGCTTATGTGCCTGGCCGACTTGGCCAGTTAGGGGTGTTCAACTCAGAAGGTGTTTCCACAACTACTTTTGCTGTTGAGATGGAAGGCCAAACACTTGGGCTTGTGCCTGCTGGTGAGCGCGGTGCTTCTGGTACGGTATACAATGCTGACAAGCGCAAAATGCTGCCAATCAGTACAATCCATTTGCCACAGCGAGCAACTATTCTTGCCGATGAGATCCAGGGTGTACGGGCGTTTGGTTCGGAAACCGAAGTTCAGGCAATACAGTCTGTAGTTAATAAGCGTCTTGCTCGAATGAGGCGTGATCTTGATGCCACAATTGAGTATCAGAGAGTAGGTGCAGTTAAAGGTTCTGTTGTTGATGCAGATGGCTCTACCGTTCTATTGGATGTGTTCAATGCCTTCAATGTGTCCCAGACAACTATTGCAATGGCTCTGACTACTGGAACTACCAAAGTTAAACTTAAGTGCCTGGACATTCTTGATGCTATTGAATCTGCTTTAGATGGAATTTCATTCTCTGAGGTCAGAGTTCTTTGCGGGAAAGAGTTCTGGAAATCATTCATTACGCATTCGGCCATTACTGATGCTTATGATCGTTGGATGGATGGCCAGTATCTGCGTCAAAATCCTTTAGCCGCTTTCGAGTTCGGTGATATTCAATGGGAAAGGTACCGTGGGCAGGTAGGTGGAACATCGTTTATTGCAGATGATGATGCTTATGTCGTTGTTGGCGGTGTTCCTGATTTATATATCACAAGGTTTGCGCCTGCTGACTATCTGGAAACGGTTAACACCAATGGATTGCCATACTATGCCAAGCAAGAGCCGCTGCCTTTCAATAAGGGCATTGATATGGAAGGGCAGTCTAATGCAATTAGCTTGTGTACCCGTCCTAAAGCTGCAATCAAGTTAGCGCGTGTGAGCTAATGAGCTTTAGAGAAAAAGTAAAGCGCATGGATGCTGCTTTGCTTGACAAGCTTGGCGATGGAGTCGCCATGTATAACAATCAATGTTACTTTCATGCTGTTATTGAAAGAGATGTTGAGCGGCTTACCGGAGATGGTCAAGTCATTGTCAATCAAATTGAAATCACATTGCCGACGTCTCTAAATCCAGAAAAAGGCAAGCGTGTTACTCATGGAAATAATGTCTATTTCCTGGGCGATGAGGTTAGACGGGACGATTCTTTAACAATATACAGTGCAACATTTTGACAGTTCCGATTGATGTTCAAATAAGGCGACTAGAGCTAAAGCTTACTAAGTTCGCATACAAAGAAGTTCCAAGGGCGCATAGCTCTGCGTTAAACAAGACGGCAGCAAAAATACAGACCAGAGTTATCAGAGCCGTTTCTGAAGATGCAGGTGTTAAATCTAAGTTTATACGAAATCGTTTTTTTATAAAAAAATCTAAGCCAAGCACCATGAAGGCGGTGTTGTCTGGATACGGCAGAGACATTCCGCTTATAAGCATTGTAGAGAGCACAGCATTAAGTTTCTCAAAGAAAACCGGAAAGCGAAAATATAAAGGGATAAGGGCAGGCGGCAAACTTTATCAGCGAGCATTTTACCAAAAAGTCGGGCCTTCTAAAAAGCTTCATATACTTCAAAGAGAAACCGAAAAAACTTACCCAATCAGGCTTCCAAAAATACCTTTAAGCAAATCAGTCAAGAGGTTAATGCCGAAGATCACACAGCAGCTTGTTCACAGCGAATACAGAAGATTAGTTGTGAGTGCTCTTAATTACAGGATATCGCGACTTGCCGACAAGAATTGAATTACGTCAGCAGCTTAAGGCTGTTATAGAAACTGTTTATGACGGGATAGTTACCACAAGCAGGAATCTAACCTATACCGGCAATACTCCGCCAGATGAATTTGTAAGCGTTTTAATTATTGAGGGAGAAGTTCTTGATGAGCCGGGAATTAGGCAAACATCTAGTAGCGTGGTTTCAGTTCTGTTTTATAAAACCCGTGCCGATGATGACGATCTTGATGAGATGGCCTTACCAGTTCATGAGGCGTTATCAAATGCAGACTTACAGGATGTGATGGGGCTTACATATAACGGCTTTTCTTACAGTGACGAAGAGAATAGCCAGTATCAACGTTTAACAATGACTTATCTATTGACCTATGTGGAGTGATAACAATGGCTTTTTCTACTAAAGCAACGACTGGCGAAGGCTCTAAAGTTGCGTATGAAACAACTCCTGGCGGCGGCACTTATGCTGATCTTAATTTTGCCAGAGACTTACCAGAACTAGGTGAGCAAGGCACATTTATTGATATGACGCCAATCAAGACAATCAACCAGGTTTTTGAAGCTGGCGGCACTGAAACTCAGGAGATAGAGCTGGTTCTTTTCGATGTGCCAGGAGACACAGATCATGAGGCTTACATTACAAAGGCAAAAGCAAGAGAAACCGTGTCACACCAGTTTACTTATACTACTGGTCGCATAGGAACAGTTGAGCTTGTCCTTAATGGTTCAAGGGTAAATCCTCCTGCCAGGGGTGAAGGCGTTACTATTACCGTTTACGCTCAACAGCGGGGCGCTGTGGTGTGGAGTGAGGCATAATGGATATTAATGAAATTCTCAGTCCAGAGCCAAGGCGGCGGACAAAGACAGTGAGAATTGATGGCCTGCCAGACCTTATTTTAACTGAATTAATGGCAGGTGAGCGATGGGATATGGCAGAAAGTATGCCAGAAGACGATCCTGATGCTTCAAACAAGTTTGTAGCAAAAACCGTTTTAAGGTCTTTGCTTGAATTTAAGCGAGATCCTACAGACGCTGAGCTTGAAAAGTTTATGCGTACTTATGGGCTTGATGTTATCGACTTGCTTTATACATCTCTTCTTAATTTTTCTGCCATTGATACTAATGCGGTAGAAGATGCAAAAAAGCCTTAGCAGAAAACCCTGAGCTTGCTGTCAGAATCAGGGTTGGCGCGTTGTGGGGTTGTTCTATGCGAGAGGTAGGAGAGCGTATGCCGTCCTCTGAATGGCCATTCTGGCTAGCTATGTATGAGTGTGAGCCCTGGGGATTTGATTGGCAGAACGAGCAGACAGCAAGGATCTGTCACACAATTGCTAGTATGTCTGGTAAATCTCTCAAAGGTCAGCCAAAAATTACAGACTATCTGAGTAAGAAATAGTGAAAAAAAAAGAAACCAGTAATATCCATATAGCAATAACTGGTGACTCTGCAAAGCTTCAACAGGCAACAAAAAAAGCCAGAAAGTCTGCTAATTCACTGGGAGAAGGCTTAGGCAACTTAACCAGTGCTGTTGGTGTAATAGATGGCCCATTAGGCGGAATAACAGGACGTGTTTCAGCTTTAAGAACAGCGCTCACCAGAACTAATGTCGTAATGGGTGCTGCTGGCGTTTCTATGTCAGCATTGACAGCGGCAACCGCTGCTGGTTTGCGGCAGTTTTCTGCGACAGAACAATCTCTTTTTAAGACTGAGGCAATACTTAATGCCACTGGCATGGCTAGCGGGTTTACTGCAACCCAAATGGATGCAATGGCCAGAGCCACAGCAAGAGCAACACTGGCAAGCACAGATCAGATACGCGCAGCTCAGCAGGTCTTATTAACCTTCAGGTCAGTTAGCGGCCCAACTTTTCAGCGCACCATTGATCTTGCTCAGGATATGGCGGCAACGTTTGGAGGTGACGCCAGGACAGCGGCAACGCAATTAGGTAAAGCGTTAGAAGATCCAATAACCGGGCTAACATCATTGAGGCGTAGCGGGATCAGCTTTTCCGAGTCTCAAAAGCAGGTAATCAAATCACTTGTTGAAACCGGCAATAAGGCAGAAGCGCAGAGAAAGATTCTTAATGCGTTAGAAGGCCAGGTGGGTGGCGCAGGCAGAGCCGAAAGCAAAGGTCTTGCCGGATCATTTGACACTTTAAGGCAGGCATCTTTCGAGGCAGCGGAAGAGTGGGTTAAATTAATCGGGCTTGGGCCAAAACTGACAAAAATCAATAATGAGCTTGCCGGATCACTCGATGCAGCGGCTGATGCAATGAGGCGTTCTGGAACTATTGAGGGGCAGAAAGAGCAACTCAAAGTTTTAAGAGATCAACTTAAAGTTGCAAAAAGGATAAACCAGAGTGGTGCAGGTGGCGAGCTGTTTGGAACAGGCGATATTGATGCTGACAGCATAAAAGAAAGAATTTTTCAAAAAGAATTGCTGATTGCAAAGCTATATGAACAGGGCCTTGCAGAAGACAATCTTGCAGTTACATCTCAAAAAAGGTCAGTAGCAGTTCAAGAGCAAATTGCGCTAGAAGATAAAGCTGCGGAAGCGGCAAGAATCAATGCTGAAAAAATAAAAGAGTTCAGGAAAGTGCAAGAATCTTTGCTGAATCGCACAGACCAGGAAAAGCAAACACACCTTACAAGAATTGCTCAATTTGAAGAGCTTGCACTTGCAAATCAGAATGATGCAAGCCTTAAGAAACAGATTAACTCAGCAATAGAAACAGAAGAATTACGGCATGTTGAGAGGATGTCTGAAATAAGAAGGCTTGACCGTAACAAGCGCAACGAAGGGATCAACAAAGCATCTGAGGATGACCAGGCACTTGTTATTGATGTCGGAAAGATACGCGAAAGCTTTTTGACAGCGGCTGAGATTGAAAATAAGTATCACGAAGAACGCCAGGCACGGCTTGAAATGTTCAGGGAAAAAAACCCTGAATTAAGGAACTCCATTAACCTCGTTTTGGAGCAAGAGAAAGCGCGGCATGAAGAAAAGCTGACTTCAATTGAAGAAGATGCTGCCAACAAAAGAAAGCGCATTGCGGCCCAAGAAATGCAAGCCAGATTTGATGTTATGAATGGGATGTACACAAACTTATCATCGTTGATGAACACTCATTCAAGGCGAGCATTTAAAATTGGCAAGATTGCGGCGATATCCAGCGCTATAGTGGCGGGAATTGAAGCCGGTGTTCATTCGTATAATGCTGGCGCAGAAATTGGTGGTCCAGTGTTAGGTGCTGCCTTTGCTGCGACTGCTGCAGTAGCTACCGGAACACAAATTCAAAATCTCAGGAGGCAGCAATTTGGCGGCGGTGGATCAGTCACTGGAATTGGTGGCGGTGCAGTCCCTGTTATATCTGAGCCTGTAACGCCTGTTAACCCTGTTAGTAGTGGCGGCGGCACAAACATCTATATACAGAATGTAAATGGCGGAAACGCAGCGGCATTAGTAGATGAGTTGCGAGACGTTATATCAAACAATGATTATTTTATCATTGATCCATCCTCTGCCAATGCAAGAGCAATCAGGGGAGATTCTTGATGCGGATCATTTATACAGTTACAAGAAAAGTACAGGATTCTACTACCATAGGCCAGACCAGAGATTTTATATTAGACGTCAAAAGCATTGCAAAAACTGTAAAAATGCACGGCAACTCTCCAAGGTCATTGTCTGGCAACAGGCAAACTGTTGTTCACAGAGTAGAAAAGAAATACAAAATAACAACGCTGCCAATTGTTGCCGCTAACACTGGGATACTTGAAGACTTTCTTTACAGTGTAATAGAGGGCGAACAATTTTTTGTTAATTTTGAAACAGATTTGGACAATGCTAATTATCTGTTTACAGCTAAACTCGATACTGAGGAATATTCGCCCCAGCATGTTTCGCGTGGAATGTTTTCTGTTTTTACGTTTGATATTGTTGAGGTATGAGTTAACTGGCCTGTTAGTAGCACTGTCAAGGATATTGAATGAGAGTAGATAGCGGGGCTTTTGTAGCTCAGTACAACAAAGATACAGTTTTAGCGCGTTACGTTGTCCAATTTAGTTTTGATGAATTAGATACAGACCACGTTTATTTAACCAGTCATGGAATATCTGGATTAACAGGGACTGTTTACAGCGATGTAATAGAATCATTAAGCGGCATAACTCAATCAATAACACCTGAAAAAGCTTTTTCAACGATTGGGAGCTTTTCTTTTTCAGTGGTAGATGATGGCGTTACTGAGCTGCTTAATACCAAGTTGACACAAGGAAAAGGGCTTAAAGGTAAGCTGGTCAGGGTGTGGATGAGTTTAGCCGCGGTCGGGTTAAAGGCCGCGAGATCGAATTGCCGCGCCTGGATGTACTTGGGACAGTT